TCCTTTCACAACTGTATACAAAGAAGATGCTGCTCTATCTAAAATGATAGAAGCAAATCATCAAGACATCTTTGATAAGTTTCAAGAAGGATTACAAACCAAGATTAATGAACGACCATACATCCAGTTCGTTGATCCATTAAAAGGAGCTGAGTAATGGCTATTAAAATAGATAAACGAAGTAAGTATTCTACTTACATTGAAACGGGTAGCTTAACTATTTATGTTGAGCACTCACCTAATTGTGCAGAAGATTTTGTATCTGTTTGGGAAAATAATTCTACAGATAAATATCTTTTTCATACAAACTTTGATTTTCAAGATAACAAAAGACATATAGAGGGGGTGTCAAAATGAACATACATTACAGTGCAGTCATAATGCAAATTAAAGATACGATTAAAAGAGAGGTAGCACCTGGTTTACATTCTGCTTGGGTTAATAAAATATTAACTATCATAGATGATGTAGAAACAGTTGCAGATGAAATGACTTCTCAAGGTTTAATTTCTATGAATGATTTGGAGGTCGACAAGTATGAGTCTATTGAATAGCGTGACTACGGGAATACAGATCCCTTCTATAAAGATAAACCTATCTGGTACCGATGGCATAGGTAAGACTACCTTTGCTAGTCAAGCACCTAATCCTATCTTTATTAAGACAGAAGCTGGTACTAACTATATAGATACAGCATCCTTTCCTTTGTGTGAAAGTTATGACGACATACTAATACAAATCAAAACTTTGTATGAAGAAGATCATGACTACAAGACAGTGGTCTTTGATACAACTGACTGGGCTGAGAAATTAGTACAGCAAAAGGTATGTCAGATTCATGGTCAGAAATCTATTGAGTCCATGGGATATGGAAAAGGTTTTACAGAATCTGCTGAGTTATTCGGTAGACTACTAAGAATGTTTGATGCCCTACAAAAGAAGAAGATGCACATCATCTTACTATCTCATGTAGGCATAAGAACTTTTAATGATCCAGAGCGTGAGCCCTATGATCGTTGGGAGATGGCTACTCATAAGAAAGTATCAGCAATGATACGTGAGTGGGTAGACTTCAACCTGTTTGCAAACTACGAGGTATCAACTCGTACTAGTGGACAGGGTTTCAAGGAAACAACCAGGGCTGTGTCATACGGCAAGCGTAAGTTGTTTCATAAATACACCGCAGCATTTGATGCCAAGAGTCGAGTTGATTTAGGGAATGCTCCCTTGGATCTTGATTGGACAGCGTTCATGTCTGCATTTAAAGAATCTTTAAAATCTAAAAAAGGAGAATAATATGTCTGATGATTTTAATTTAAACTTGACTGATGTCGAGGATACAGGTGGATCGTTTGATCTTATGCCAGTCGGTGACTACGAATTTGTAGCTACTGGATGGGAGAATAAAACTAGTGCTAAGGGTGATAGATACTTATCAATTACCTTTGATGTGACAGGCCCTTCTCATTCAGGTCGTAAGATATGGGAAACATTCATGCTCGAAGGAGCTGGGTTAAACGTATCTATCAGCAGAATAAGAGACTGGAGAAGATCCATGGGCATGGAAGCTGATGTTGATGCCTTTGGTCTTGAACAGTTAGAGAGCATGTTGAACATTCCTTTCAAAGCCAAGGTCAGTGTTGAAGTTGGTAGAGATAAGGGAGACGGAACGAAGTGGGACGACAAGAACAAGATTGCTAAGTTTCTTGCAGTTGAGACAAGCAGTAAGTCAGTTCCTTCGCAAAGTCCTAAAGAAGAATCAAAGTCAGATGACGATGATTTCGATTGGGACAAATAATTTATTTACCAGAGAGAGTAAATAAATAACTCGAGTGAGTAGTCTTAATACCAAGACTACTCCTCGCACCTAGGGTTATTGTATACCCTAATGTATTTTTGGAGAAATATAAATGGCAATAGATAAAAGAGAAGCGAATGCTTTAGTAGAATCAATGACATCACTATTAGATTCTTTAGATCAAAACTTTGACAGCCTACCCTCTGGGTTAGATACTGTAGTAAAGGAAGCTAAATTAACATTATTAAACGTGGATACTAAAGATGATAGACAAAGAAAAATTTATAGAATATTTAGACAGTAAAACTTGCGACACAGTTATTGATGACGTGCAGCAATGTGTTGATGGTTGGTCAATGAAAGAATTAGACTCACGATCAGCAATCATTACACTAACAAGATTTGCTGTTGATCTTACCTTTAAGTTTTCTTTCACACAAAAAGAAGCCTTAGAGTTAATACTAAGTATGGTACAAGACCACATGGACATACTAGGATTTGAAAAACCAGGATCAGAAGATCCTGTAGAAGAAATAAAAATACTACATTGAAACTTAGATACTACCAAAGGGATGCAATAGATTCCCTACACCATTGGTTTGCCAATCGTCCAGCAGAGGATCATGCTTTGATCGTACTGCCAACGGCTGCTGGTAAAACCATTATCTTTTCTCATTTTATTAAAGAGATACTAGCCAAAGATCCTACAGCCAGGTTCTTGGTTATGGCTCATAGAAAAGAATTAGTAGAACAAGCAGAGACTAAACTTAAAACTGTATGGCCCGATGCTCCAGTGGGTGTATTGGCAGCAGGAATGAAACGCTTTGAGATAGATTCACAGATCCTTATAGCAAGTAGAGATACCCTAGCATCACCCAAGAGATTAGATGCTGTCGGTAGCTTTGATTACATGATCATAGATGAAGCACATAACGTACCGCCAAGCTCTCATACTAGATACAAAAAGATTATAACAACCCTATCAGACAGGAATCCTATGAAGGTTATGGGCTGTACTGCCACACCATATCGTATGGGACAAGGTTATATCTATGGCAATCGTAAAGATCATTTCTTTAAAGGACTAGCTTATTCAGTATCAATACCTGAGCTGATCCGTAATGGATTTTTGTGTAGGTTATCAGCCTATGCTGTGAATGAGGATGCCATTATTGATGCAGGAGCTGTTGCATTAAAGTTTAAGAATGGAGACTTTAAGGAAAGCGAACTAGAAAAAATAGCTATGGTCGATGATACGATCTTACAGGTTATTAATGACTGGATTGATAACGCTTATACCAAAGGTAGAACAGCTACAGTATTCTTTTGTGTATCAGTATTACATGCAGAGAAAATGACTCAATGTTTGAAGACCTATGGGATCGAAGCTGAATGCGTTACAGGTGAGACACCAAAAGATAAAAGAGAAGATGTATTAAAAAGATTCAACGCTGGATCTATACATGCTATATGTAATGTGGGTGTGCTGACTGAAGGTTGGGATGCTCCAAGAGCTGACTGCGTAGCATTACTTAGACCAACACAAAGCGTTGGCTTGTTTGTTCAAATGTGCGGAAGGGGGATGAGACTGCACGAGGAGAAAGACAACTGCCTACTACTTGACTATGGAGAAAATGTAGCTAGGCATGGTTGTCTTGATGAGATACAACCTGATCAGTCAGCTCCAGCTAGATACCATCCTAAGATATGTTCTAACTGTAGTGCAATTAATTTACCCTCAGCCAAGAAATGTATTGAGTGTGGTCAAGAGTTTGAAGGATCTAAAAAGTTTGAAGAACTACAGACTAAGAAAGAAAAAGAAGTTGCTAAAAGAACTAAGGCAGAGAGACAAGCTGTGTTATCTGATGAGAGAGAGAAGGCCAAGCCTAGATACAAACCTGTCACTGACATCTATGCAACAGTAACCAAGTCACAGAATGGCAGTGAGTATTGTCAAGTAATCTTTACAGTTAAGAATGAATTTTTCCCTAAGAAAATGCCGTTGATGTTTGGACATCCCAAAGCACACCACATGGCAGTACGTAAGTGGAAGAAGATAGCAGAGAAGTGGGGATCGCCCAAGCAACCATGGATGGCCGCTGAATTAATAAACAGTGGTGCCTTTGAAAACATAGCAGAGATTGTCTTACAAAAGCAGGGCAAGTATGAGAATGTTATAGGAATCAGAACAAAACAAAACGAGGAGATATTATTATGAACAAAGCTAAATTAGTAGAACTAGCGGAAGAAGTATTAACTGATATTGATGAAGCATCAAAGGATTCATTAAGACAAGAATTAGAACCGAATATGTGTTATGCACTTAGTAGAAGATTTTTACATGCTTATTATTATTCAAGAGATACATCAAAAGAGGGTATAGAAAGAAAAAACTATGCGTATGCTTATGACTCTGTAAAACCATTACTTGATGATTGTATAGATAAATATCTTGGAGAAACAAAATGAACAAAGCCAAATTAAAAGAAATATGTATTGATGCTTTTGAAGAAGCAGAAAAAGAATCTATGGAACGAACAAAGCAGTATTATGTGTGTCAAGTGGCTAGAGAAATGTGGTTAGCTCTTGGAAATCCTAACTCCTCTGACAAATTACATACTAATTTAAGAGATAGTTTGTTTGTATTAATTAGAGAATCTTTTGATGAAATGTTGGAGAAACAAAATGACAATCAATCATCTGCTTGATGAAGTAGAAACAAATACTGAGAGACACCAAAGATTTTATTTGGGTATCAGTGGTATCGGTAATCCAAATCAAAGGCTCCTCTGGATGCGATACCGCTGGCTCATGCCTGATGAATGGGAGCCAAGAGTTCTTAGGTTACTAGACTTAGGTAATGTAGTAGAAGATCACTTGATCGAAAAGCTACGCAAGATACCAGGTGCAACTATATATGATGTGCAAAAGGACGGCAGACAGTTTGAGACTAAAGCATTAGGTGGACATGTAAAGGGACACATAGACGGTGTAGCTAAGAACTTACCTGGACTAAAACCAAACAAGCCATACCTACTAGAGTTCAAGACAGCTAACGACAATCGTTTTAACAAGCTAGAAAAACTAGGTAGCTATTGTAATTGGTCAGAGGAGTATGATGCACAGATCCATTTGTATATGGGGTTGTTTAAACTAGATCACTGTATAGCTATTGTTTATAACAAGAACAATTCAGCTTTGTATACAGAGGTTATCGACTTTGATTATTTAAAGTTTGAAATGTTTATGGAGAAAGCTGAAAACATATTAAAAACTAAGACACCACCAGACAACAACATACCTGTAACTGATTACAGAATACGCAACTATATGTCAAAGAAACAACAGGCCGCATATCTTGGTAGGTCTTTGCCTGAGAAACTACACTGTAGGTCTTGTCGTTTTTCTAATCCAGATATTGAAACAGGCGAGTGGGTTTGTTCTCAAGACAATAGAGTGATAAGCAAAGAAAGACAAACCACAGGTTGTGCAAACCACAACTACATACCTGAACTAATACCAGCCAAAGTATTACAGGTTGATGATACCTTTGTGATCTACGAGAAAGATGACTTTAGGTTTGTCAATGTAGCTAAGGGCAAACAATCTACAGGAGATAACTTTTATTCTAGTGAGGAGCTGATAGAGATTGTCAACAGTAACTTTCCAAAAGAACTGATCGTTCAGTGTGAGAATGTTAAAAAGCTTTTGAATGGAACAATATCTAGTATAAGACCTTGGGTTGAAACAGGTGTGCCTTTCTAGGCTTTGGCTTTTTTTATTACTATAATTTCTACGCTAGGATACAGGGCTTCAACAAGTTTCTTCTTTAATCTAAACATAGGTGTCTCTATACCCTTGGTATCTTCTATGATCTCATCGCCATTGATGTTCTTGTATTTAAAGTCAGCCTTGTAAAGACATACTTTCTTTTCATTAACAAAGCATGGGAAGGGTGGGTGTATCTCTATGTCAGAAATTAGACCTTGCTCTTCTAGTTCTTTAAGATGATTGTATCGAGCTGCCTCAAGTTTGCTATCAAAAGTATAGCCATCAAGTCTTACTTTCTTTGCTCCGTATTTGTTATACAAGTTAGATTCCTAGTATTTTCTTTTCTTCTTCTTCTCTTAATAGTTGAGATGCTCTTGATCTTTCTATATCTAATGGATTAATAAATCTACCTGTAAGGTCTTGTCTTAGTCTTTGTTCAGCAACAGGGAATGCTGATGGATTAACTTGTGTACCTTTCATACGTGCTTCTCTTACTAACCCTTGGTCTACTGTTATAGGTTTAAATATTCCTCTCATGACTGTCTCGTAGTTGGCAACCTTAGCTTCTTTTAATTGTTCTTTAATCTGTTGCTCAGATAAGCCTAAAGTTCTAGCGTCTTCTATTGATGTATACAAATCTCTTAAAGCTCTAAATCTATTTTCATTTTGATTCATGTAGCCTTGTAATAATTCTTCTGCTTGCTTTGGATCATTGCTTCTAAGCAATCTATTAAAAGTATTAGTAGCATCTCTTATAGCATCATTAGCTTCAAAGCCTCTGTATCTTAAAGATCTATCAATCTGTGGCTTGACTACTTTTAATCCACTGAATGCTTGTACCAATGTCTCTTCTACATCTATAACATTACCCATTCTATCTAGGATTTTATCTTCGCCTTTTTTATTGGTGCTACCAAAAACTGCACGGGGAAAGTTTTTATCTACAAACTCTGGTGGAGATACTCCAAACACGCCTTTGTCAGCACCTAAGTTTGGTTGTATTCTGTAAGGACTAAGAGTTGGTATGGCTGTATCTGCAAAGTGATACATACCTTTAGCTATTTTATCTCCAGTGCTATCTGAAGATCCCCATATCTTTTTACCTGTAGATGTTTCACCTCTTATAGAATCATTAATTGCTTGTAAAGAAAAGGCTGGCTCTACAAATGGTTGAAACAACTCACCAACAGCACCAACTGTGCCATCAAATAATATTTTTTGTAACGTCTCTTCGTCTCTTTCTCCATTAGCAACTTCTTGCATGACTCTTGTTATAGGTCTTTTAAGATAGTCGTATGGGTTCATGTAACTAAAGTTTATAAACTGTGTAGGATTACCATTCTTATCAGATGCTATAGGTATTAATGACGCTGTTCTATCCCAAGGTGCAGCAAATGATCTTTTATATGAATCTACTTTTTCTTTATCTACTCCTGTTAGTGCTGATCCAAGAGCTACTAAGCCAGAGGGCAGTGCACTGGTAGTAGTAACAGCTCCAGTCAATCTTCTCATGCCTATTTTTTGTATCTCTTTGTTATCACTAGATAATTCTTTTATAGCTCTTGATACAGCATTGCTTGTATTTCTCATGATCTCAGCAGGGAAAGCAACGAAGTTACCAAAAGGAGATCTTCTTATTACTTCGCCGACTATAGGAACTACTCTCTTATAGTTCTGTATAGTGTTGGCAGCTATCTCTCCTGCCTCACCTCTTACAAACATTTCTAATCCTTCATCGCCATACTTACTAATAAGTTCAGATGGCCTTATCATGGCACCACCTGTACCTGATTGTATGTCGTCAGCAAATCTTATAATATTTTTAGAAGCTTCTACTGGCACTAAAGAATCAGACTCTTTAATTAAAGATTGCATAAGTCTTTCTTTTTCATTTAAGTATCCGAACACACGACCAGCATCATCAGTCATACCGTATGCTTTCTCAAATACTTTTATACTACTAGCATCTTTAGCTTTACCTATTTGTGCTGCTAATTTAAACTCATCACTAGCTAGTCTTGCTATCTCTCTTATCTCACCAAGTTGAGCACCACCCTTTTGCATTATGCCTTCTTCTATAAGCTCGTTGATCTTGTCAGCTTTTAATATTCTTTTCTTTGGATCAAACAAACCAGCGAAACTTGTTGATACTGCATCAGTAAACCTGCCAGTAGTACCAACATTACCATTAAGTAAAGAGAAGAAAGGAATACTAGTAAAGTTTCTTACCTGTGCACCAGGAGAGAGAACTGTTTTACCATACTGTGATGCTGCTTTAACTCCTAAAAATCCTGTGTATGCTCTTCCAAGGATGGGCCAGTTAGATTTTTGATCAGTCACCGCATCCATTAAAGCATCGTGAACATCTGCTCTTGCATAAGATCCTGCAAGTGCACCAGCGTCATCATCAAACTGTTTAAATACAATTTGTTCTCTTGGGTTTGTAGGATTGGGTTGAGTTATTTCTTTTGCAAATGTTCCATCTTGAGACATGCCAAATTCTTTTGGTCTTAAAAATTTAACTCCGCCTGTCTTATCAGCAACATCATCTAATTGTTTTAAGTTATTAAACATTTCTGTTTTAGCTACTAAACTAGAAAGTTTTTGTGATGTAACACTAGCGGTAAGCTTGGTATTATTTAAAGCAGACTTCCAATCTCCTTGCAAGTAACCAGCTGATTCACCTAATGCTCTCCTTGTTTCTGGTAAGTTGTTTAATGTTCTACCTTTTAATATACCCTTGTCTGCATTTAATCCTTGCAAGATCATTTGATCTGTTTCAAAACTAAAAGCATTTTTATTCTTAGGCCCAGGATTTAATAAGCTAGAGAACTCTCTGTATGCTTGTTCTTGATTAATACCAAATGTATCTTGTATTTCTTTTATAGCTTTTTTTTGAAACTCTGGATTTATAGTGTAAGTATTATCAACCATAGCTTTGTAAGCTCTAGTTCCATACAATCCTGCATTTTCTGCTATAGCAGTTCTAAGTTCATCTGGTATAAATAAGTGCATAAAACCATCTGCACCTTCGTCACTATAATTTAAAACATTTTGAGAGTAAGTATCAAACACATCTCTATTGTTTTTTAATAGTGTAGATATTTCTAATCCTTTTCCAAGTCCCATAGAGTTGTAGTTAATGTATCTATTCTCTAAGTCTTTAATGTTTTGTTCAGCTTGTTTCTGTAACTTTCTTGCTTCTTTAATTTTGTCTGCTGCTTTCATGTTGGGAGATTGAAAGTCAACTCTGATTCTAGGAAACATAAAGTCTTCTATGTTTCTTGATAAAGCTAAAGCATTGGTTTGATTTATTGTTCCTTGATCCATAGCCTTTTGTGTTGTATTAATTACAGTATCAAAGGTAGCATCAACTGATTCTTGAGCTGCTTTAACTTGAAATGTTTTAGTAGCCATTGCTTGAGCTGTAAGATTGTCTGGTCTTTCTCCAGCAAAAGTAAAATATTTTTTAATTGTATTAGCCATACCTGTATTAGAATCAAAGGCTGTCTTTTGTAACTCTCCGCTTTTACTAGATGTTAAAGCTTTAGTTGCATAAGATGCAGCGGGAGCTAAAGCATCTATTGCTGTACCTCCTACAGTTAATGCAAGTTTACCTGCAAGTGGTAGCCCTAGTATAAATGCTGCACCTTCTCCTGCTACTTCTAGTCTATCTGTTAGCCTAGCTTTGGCTGCATCTGCACCGCTGAGTCTAGCTAATCTATCTTGATCTGATTCGCTTTTAGTTATGAATGTATCAGCAAGAGTCTTTACATCGTCTGTAGCTACAGCTCCATCTACAAGTCCACCAGCTACTGCTGATTTAATTTTACCCATCTTGCCATATCTTGATAAAACTCCTGCTACGCCAAAGCCAGGTAATCCAAACTGAACCATGTATCTTGTTACTTCACCCGCTGTAGTTTCAGCTTCGCCTGGATCAATGCCTTGATAGTATTCTGTAACGTCTTTAGTTAGGTCAGTGTCAGCAAAAAGATCAACACCTGAAGTTACTGTAGTAGCTAGACCTTCTCCAATTTTTTGTAAACCTCTAACAGCTTGACGACCAACATCACCCAAGACACTAGCTTCACCTTTTCTGCTTAGTTCGTAACGTCTTTTAGCTTCAGCTATAGTTTCTGGTTTTTTATCAGGTATGTAAGAAGAAGAACCATCAGCAAAGGTAATGGTAGGCATTATTTTATTTCTAGTTTAAAGTCAGGATTACCAACAATGCTTACACCTTGATCAAGTATAGATGTTATGTCAGAAGGCCCAACAGGTATTCCTTGGTACGTAAGTTGATAGTTACCTTTGGCTACTTGATCTAATGATATATTTTGTTTTCCTGCTACTGTATCTACTAATTGATTAAAGAGTGTTGTCCCTTGTTCTGCTTTTATATCTGACAATAACACACCAGCTTTAGCTGATTCAGATTCCAAATACTTATCATAAAGATCTGGATTAGCTTGTAAGAACTTAAGCATTTTAGCGTCAGCAGGTAGCATATCAGCTTGTCTTGTCTCTTCTCCTAGGTATCCCTCACCGAATGCAACGGCTGAGTTAATAGGAACATATCCTTCTACTGGCTTCATCATGTTTAAGAAACCTGCCATCATTTTCTTAGCAAAGTCAGGATCTCTTTGTACCTTGTCAGAGTATGCACCAGGTAATGACTTTAAGTAGTCCATAAACTTAGGCTTCTCAGTAAAGTTACCTTGGTCATCTAATGGAATGCCTCTGTCATTAACTATTCTATCCTTCATGATTTGTGCCCATGCAGTAGGATCTGTATCAACAAGAGTTGTGTTTCCGCCAGAATTATTAAAATCAAATGGGCTATCTGTAATGGTTACATCTTCTACAACAGGTCTATCTTCTTCAGAGCCATCGCCTGCAAACGGATTGAATCCCATTCCAGTAGCAATTACTCCACCAGCTATTGTAGATTTAACAGGGTTTCTTGTAATAATATTATTACGCAAAGTGTTTCCTGTTGTCATAGGAGTTTCTGGAACTCCTCCACCTGTTTTAGGGGTACCGCCTGTAGCTGCATCATCTACTTTAGTAGCAGGAGTTTGTTGTCTGCTTTGATTAAACTCATCTGTATCTGCTTTTCTTCTAGCATCTGCATTAGCTTTAGCTTTAGCATCTATATCAGCTTGTCTTTGTTTTGCTGCTTTCTTATTTGCTGCTTGTCTTTTTCTTTCTGCCGCTGCTTTCTTTTGAGCTTGAGTTTGTTTAGGTTTAGATTCTTTTATTTTTTCATTAATCTTTGTACCACTAGACTTAGGTTTGTCTGGAGTTTTAGTTTCAGGTTTATATCTTTTATCTGGTGTGCCATCTTTTTTTAATTTAATTCGATCTTTTTTTATTTGTTTATTAAGTTCGTTAATTTTTTTTGTTGTACTTTCAAGCTTATTAATTTTTTCTTTAGTTTTATCTAAGAAAGCTCTACCACCTTTTTTTACACCACCACCTTTCGCAAATCCAATTATGCCTCCATCTCTTCTGTTAAGAATTTCATCATCGACTGTTCCAAATACATTAGGCATAGAAGGTAAAGATTCTTTTATTACCTCAGCCATTGCTTCTCTTCCTTCAGGATCTTTTGCAATATCATAAAACTCTGGAACCATTTTAGCTATTTCAACATAATCACTTATGCCACCTTTCTTAACTAAAGAAGGATCTTCTTTAATTTGATCTCTAGCTTCATAGCTATAAAGTTCAGCAGGCCCAATTCTTGATATGCTTCTTTCGTTTGTAGTTGCCATGTCAGCCAATTCATTTCTTAATGCTAGTTGTCCTGTTGCACCTAAAGCTGTTGCTCTTGTACCTCCAAGAACTAAACCGTTAGCAGCTGCCATATTGTCTATTGGATTGGTGGTAAATAAATCTTTTGCTTTTTTACCCATTGATCGTTGAGCATCTTTCATGACCTCAACTTTTTTCATTTTATTTTTAAGTTTATTTCCTTTAACACCTAATTTAATAAGCCTAGCTGCTATTGCTGCTGGAGGAAAAATCATTAGACCTGCTATTGCATAATCAACAGGATCGGTTGGATCAAATACAAGATCAGTAAAGTCTCTAAGGTTTGCACCCGAACCTTCAGCAGTTCTTTGAAGATTCATAAATCTTTTATCAGCATCACCGCCATCAGCAAATCCTTCTATGCCACGTCCTTTAAGAATATCCTTCTGAGTTACTTTGCCATCACCTGTTAAATCAGGAAAGCCACCGTCTTTTAATCTTACTGGAGTCATGCCCGACATTATTCCTTGCATTACAATACCTTAGCGTAGTCAACAGCGTAGTAACCATCTTTAACTACTACTGCATCTGGTTTAACTTCTAATACTTCTTGAGCTAAAACACCTTCTGTTGGCTCTGCGTCTATTCCAAGCTCTTTAGCTTTGTCATTCCAATCCCATGTATACCAACCAATGTTAGGTTCAATGTTTGTTACTTTAGTGATATTAGTTTTTAACTCTGAGTCAGAGAACATACCAATCAAAGTTCCAATCGTTCCTATTGCACCAGCTGCTTTTGATGCACTACTTGGCTCTTGATAAGATCCACGTTGATAAGCATTTGTACCAGTACCACCAGAGATTCCTCCCATTGGTGATCCAGCAAGTAATGCTTGACCTTGTTGTAGTCTTTGCATTGGCTCGTTCGCAAGTTGCTGTGCTCCTTGGAACTGTCTTGATAGTGCAGCTTGTTGAGTTGCTTGACCTTGTTGACCGAGTTGATTCAACATATTGATTTGGTTGCCTAACATTCCTTGTCCTTTTTGTCCTAGACCTGCAATGCCTTGACCTATCTGACCAAACTGTTGTCCCATACCACTAGCTAATTGACCTAAGCCACCTAGTTGTTGCCCACCTTGCATAAGGCTAGAACCAAAACCACCTAGGGCTTGTCCTCTTTGTACTTGTTGTTGACCTAGACCAGCCATCTGACTACCTAGTGCGGCCTGCTGACCACCTATAGCTGCTTGTTGTCCGCCTAAACTTGCTTGCATTTGACCTAATCCAGCTTGTCTACCTTGTTGTGATTCAAAGGATTGTCTTGCAGCATCTTGAGCTCTGCCAAATCCTTGACTTCTAAGAGCACCAACTGCTTCAGCGGCCCCTCTTCCTGTTTGTCTTGCTAATTCTTCTTGAGTTATCCTACCTCTTGATCCACCAAAGGCACCAGCGGATACAGCTCTATCACGTAGTCCTATGTCTTGTTTTGCTGATTGTCTGTTTATATCTTCTAATGTTTGTTGTACTACTTGATCTTCGTATGGATTATAAAAAGCAGATGAGCTACTAGGATCAAACATTTTAGTAGCACCCATTGCACTTTGTTCTGCTCTTTGTAATGCACCTATACCACCTGCTACAGTATCAGCTCCTGTACCTATCATTCTTTCTGCTGCATCTGAGAATCTTCCAGCACCTCTTGCTAAATCAGATCCTTCTCTTTGAAAGCCCATACCTTCTTCAATACCAGCTTGAGCCTGTGGCACAAAACCCATGGCTTGATCTAGTGCATCTTCTTGTCTGCCGTATAATCTACCAGCATCTTCTATATAAGGTTTAAATTCTCCTAAACCACCTGCTGCTTGACGTGCTTGTATTTGTAATGGTGTAAGACCTGCTGTTTGTTCTATAGGTATATCTCTAGCTCGAGATATTAGTCCTTCGTATTCACCAGGAGAGCCAAAGTAGGAAGCAAGAAGTCTTCTTGAGTAATCCTCCATGTAAGGAGATATAAAAGAATAACCTGTTTCTGGAGTTGTTATTACATCTGCTTCTGGCCCTTGTTTAGTTTTGCTACTAAATATTCCCATTATCTGTATTTCCTCATCATTTGTTCGCCTTCTTTTTGTAGAGCATACATTTGACGTGCACCTTCTAGGCGTTGTTCGTATTCGTCTTGTGGATTAGCACCTGCTGCAACACCCATACCTCTTACAGCTTCAGCATTAACAACAAACTCGCCATCGCTTAACATTGCTGGTATCTTGTCGCCACGCTCTCCGCCTGGGCCTGTAATTAATTCGCTTCTATCTACAAATTTACCGTCAGCTGCATATAACTGACTGGCTATTCTTCTTGGTTGTAGATCATCTACATAAGTAGCTTCTTTAGGAGGTGCTACTAATGGTGAGAAAGGCGTGCCTTTCATTTGTGAATAAAGTTTTGATACTTCACTAGGGTAGAATTTGTAAGCATCTGGTGTTTCATCTCTAGCATCAATAGATATAGATGCTCCAGGAGTTTGAAAGCCATAACTACTACGACCTGCTGCACCTGATCCTCCATAACCTTTTGCTAATCTAGCTGCTGCTTGTTTTGCTTGTTGTTCTGCAATCTCTTCTTCTGTTGGTGGTGTATAGTTATATCCTCCACCTCCACCTGGTAGGTTTATAATTCCACCAAAATCACCAAAATCTATATCACTAAAATCAAAATCATCAAACATATAATCATTAAACCTAAACTCTCTTTCATCTTCAAATTTTCTTTCATCAGCCATGCCACCCCTTCTAAATCTTTGTATGCCAACCTTTGATGCTTTTGTTCCACCTATAGAATAACCTTGTGTCATTTCTGGAGTATCGCCCATCATACTTTCCATATCTCCTAAAGCACCTAAGCCTTGCATTATTCTATCTATTTTATCCTGTTTTGCTTGTTGCTCTGCATTTTCTACTGATTGCTCTAAATCATCTCTAGCATCATCTTCTACTGTTCTTGTGTTTTCCATGTAGTTATCGTAAGCAGACTTGTCTGTATCATAAGGATTGTCTTCATCGTATTCTACTGATAAGTCTGGTTCAAACTTAAAGTTTGGATCTGTTACATTATATGGATCTCCACCTGTCATATCTCCTGATAATATTGCTTCTAATCCTCTAGGATCCCCTGGTATATTATCTGGTATGTTTATGTTTGCAGAACCTATGGAAGAACCTGATGACATTGGCCCAGGTTTAGGCATCATGTTGCCAAGGTTCGCAAGAGTTGATGGATCAAAAGGCATTCCACCGCTTTGAAAATATTGTAATGGCATACCTCCATTCATATATCCTGGTACATCGTACCCAAACTTGTTTTCTACTAAAGCAGGATTCTTCTTTGCTAGTGCTTGTATTCCTTTATTACCTTCTGATATTTTCTTCATAACTAAATTATATACAATATTGTTTTAAGTGTACCATTTTTTCTATGTATCATCTCTTATGAGGTTGTTACATTAATTGATATGTTTCCATCTGTCTTAACGGAAACAGATCCTAGTGATGCAGTTGTCTCGAAGCCTTGTGGATTCTTCGGAGTGTGTAACTGTACCCATTGGTTGCCTATATATACTTGTAAAACACCAATAGATGTATTCCATATTACATCACCTACGTTAAAAGCTAAAGTAGAAATTTGAGAATCATTAAACTGTGGTGTTGAGTTTGGATCGAATGTTCCTAGGTTTAACTCAAGGATTCTGATTAATCTGTTGAATACATTAGCATCAACATCACCAATAGCCTGCGGTAATCTACTTGCAAGAAGCTTGGCCATTATCTTCTGCCGTCAGTTCTAATATCAATCCTGTTTGCACCTAGTCTCCATTTAAAACCAGTTCTTGATCCTGTTGCCGCATCATCATCTGATTCAACTCTAAGAACAAGCTGTCTGCCTCTAGCACGTGTAAACGCTTGTTGGGTAGTGCTTGTAATATTGTTAGTTGAATTAGTTGTTAAGCTTTCTCCAGGAAAGTTACGAGTTTTTAATACAAAATTAATCTGTCCATCTGTAGGTGCTGTGCCAAAAAACTTAACATCTGGAATAATTCTGCTAACAAAACCCAGTTGATTACCTTCTTCTATATCTATATCACCAGACTCTATGAAAACATTATCCATAGGTGATCCGTCATCATCATCAGTGCTTTCATGTATATATACATAGCCATCACCATCGCTGTCTTTACCTGTAGCTCTAGGCTTTTCAAATACACCATCATCTATCCATGCTGTTCTTGATAGATTGCCTATGCTCCATGCACCTTCTAAGTAGTTATAAGTTACATACCTATCTATCTCTTCAGAAGAAGAAGAACAATAGAACCAACCAACCTCATTAAATTCTCTGTTAGTAAAAGCTAATGTTTTAAATGATTGAGTAGTATTAATATCATCTAATACATAATTTAATACGCTACAAACTAATCTTTTAACTGATCCTGAGTAAGTATAGAAGCCATCTCTAGCCATCCAATAGACACCATCTGGTGCGTTGATCATGCCGTTAGGAGATATAAGACCTACATTCTCATTAACTAGGTTTAATCCAAAAGTAAACGGAGCACCAATAAATTGCATACTATACAAAGAAGTATCAGTCCATATAAGTATTTCTTGTCTTGATCTTAATCCGCCAACTATCTGCGATCCAGATGAAAGTCTTAGTGACCCTGCGGTATTGGTAGCTGTTGGCTCCCAATTTGTAACACTTTCTTGATCTGAGAATGCTATAAGCAAAGGATCTATAGAACCAGACCTAGAGCTACCAACAATAGGATCAGCACCCAAAACAATTACGTGTCTATCAATATCGCTTACTATGGTTTGCAAACCTTTTGTTGGTGCAAGATTAGCACCACTTAAAGTGTTAATAGCTACAGCTCTGTTATCTGTACCACTAGACTCATCCCAATAGTAAATACCACCAGCTCTAGGATTAAAGATAAGATCTTCTCCAAACGCATCGTGTGACCAAAGCCTTAACTGTCCTGTTTCTGATAAAGCAACAGAAGAACCCCATGTGCTAGATCCCCATGTGCCTGCACCCCAACCTGTTGATGGAACATACACATCTAATCCTACGTTTATTTGATAGGCTGCATCAGCACCTGATCCACCATTACCTGTATCACTTCCATTTGCTGTGGCTGTTGCTGTAAAAGTAAATGTATCTGCACTTGGTATAGAAGTTATTTGATACTCTTTATTTAAAACTGTTGCTGTTATGTTACCGCCAAGACTTACTGCACCACTAATAGTTACAAAATCATTTACTACAGCTCCATGTGCATTGTCAGTTGCGGTTATAGTTGCACTGCCGTTAGTAGCAGAAAAAACAATACCATTAGTAGTCGTGGCTCTAATAGGTGTTACATCAAAATAATTTGATCCAAGATTAACGTAATATTTAAAAGTTGTTCCTAGTCCCATATACTTTGTAGAGTCTAAATCAACCCATGCTAACAGTGCTCTGCCTGTTCCTAAGTAAGAGTTGTTGTTTGATTTTTCCCAACCTCCTATTTTTTCTGGTAATCCTTTTCTAAATCTAACTAAATTACCGTCAGCCCAACCGCCTTTATCTACAAGATCAGTCATCTCTTTATTGATTCCTGGGGTAAATTGTAATTTACTTAACGGCATATTAAACCTCGTGCCATTCCTTGCCTTCAAATAGTAAGGCTTCTGCTTCTCTACGTCTTATAAGTCCTTCAAGCACTTTGCCACCAGCTTTATTCCATCTTTTAATTTGTGTAGGCACATTATCAAAATCACTTGAGTTCAATACTTTAAGCATGGTTGAGGCTTTTAAGTTAGCAGGCCCTAGGTTAAACACCCAAGATACTAAAGCATCAAATTGATTTTGATCAAGATCAACAGTAACGCTATCTTTAACATAACCTTCAAACTCTTTTATATCTTGATCTAATATTTCTTCTGCTTCTCTTTGACAAACTAAATCACCTTCTTTAACTCCAGCAGTATGACCATATCCTATTGTCCATACGCCTGCTGCACATTTGTAAGCATTGTATTCAACACCTTCAAACTTTTTAATTAAACTTAATCCTTCTTGCGATATATTCATATTTTTACTCCTTTTCTTTTGTAGTAACTTTTTTGTAATAGACAACAACTTCTTTAAGTTCATTTATATACCTCTTTAATTCCTGCATATTATATGACATGAGCTCGTAATCGGGCACAGACATAGCTAAGAATACCACTTGACCTTGGTCTTTCTCAACTCTTGCTAAGAACTCTTCTAAATTTTTATCTGACACTACATACCAATACGGATCTTTTAGATCTATTTCTCTAGGCATTACAGGTTGAACTATAGTTCTTTCTATAGGTTTAGATATAACCTCAACCTGTTGTTTACTTGGTATCAGGCTGCAACTGCAAGCCATCATCAAGACTGTCAATGTTACGGCTGTCTTCTTCAATGCTATCAAATACATCTTTAGTTCCTTTGTTTACTCTTGGTTCAATCAAACCTGGTTTAGCTGCGGCTAATTTAGTTAAGTTATGTCGTTTAAATATGTCAAGGTATCTTGACATCTCTTGTTGAATCTCTTGATTTCTACTTTGTAAGTCTAGTAAGCTCGATGTTTGTAAAGCAAAATCATTTTGTAATGATTCTATTGCTAACCTTTGTTCTTGATTTCTTATTTCAAATGCTTGATTAAGAGCAGATAGTTTAGAGTTTTCATTCCATAGTAAATAAGTAGCTAATCCCATAACTACTATAATTCCTATCAAAACTTTAGACATTAACTAATAACCTGCGACAAAACTATTGATACTAGTATGAATGGATACACAGCCCAAATCATATTCTCTAGCTTATCAAAACGCTTTGCACCGTCTTCTAGTCTTCTATCAATACTTTTGTATAATGCTTTGCATTCTCTTTCATGAGATTCTATTGCAGTAAGAGCATCTTTTGCTGTTGCCATATCTTTCCTCAAATTGTATATACGTTTAAAGATTTTTCTTTACCTTTAACTTTAATTGCTTCTAAAGATTTTAACTCAAAACTACAGTTTTTGGCAGTCTCTTCTCCTATAAGTATATCAACTCCAGCTTCTTTTGTACCAGACTCAAGTCTAGCTGCTATATTTACGCAGTCTCCGATAGCTGAAAAGTCAAATCTAGTATCAGATCCCATGTTACCTACCACAGCTGTACCAGTATTTACTCCCACCCCAATAGCAATCTTATGTGATAATTCTTTATTAAGTTCTTTTATACGATCCTGCATTTCAATAGCAGTCTTTACTGCTTTGTCTTCGTGATCTTCTAAATCTAAAGGTGCTGAGAATATAGCCATGCAAGCATCACCAATAAATTTATCTACCATGCCTCCATTTTTTTGTACGCATTCTACTTGTACTGTTAATGCTTTGTTCATTATCTCAGTAACTTCTTCTGGTTTTAGTTTTTCTGAAAGACTGGTAAAGCCTCTAACATCTGTAAACAAAAATGTAGCGTATCTTTTTTCGCCACCAAGTTTTAATAGATTAGGATTATCTTGTAGTTGTTTAACTTGTCTTGGATCAAGATAATGTTCAAATTGTTTTTTAATTAATTGACGTAACTTAAACTGTTTTCTAAAGTTTATATAGAAGGCAATAGCTCCAGTTATAAATTGTGATATAAAAGTCCAAGAAAAATCTATTAAATAACCCTTCTGAATGCTGTAAGCTCCTGTAAAGCCTGTGGTTAAAAGCAAAATTACAGCTATACTTACGCCCTTAGTTACACCAAGATAATTTATTACAAGCCATGTCAACGACACAAAAATTCCAAAAATTAAAATTTCCAAAGCTAAAGCAAAATCTGGAATTATTGGAGAGTTTTGTATCAAGATTGACTCAGATAATGCTGCTTGAATCTTATGTGGTTCTAATAAACCAACTGGAGTTGCAACTTGTGGCATCACTCCGTTAGCAGTTACGCCAACAAAAACAAACTTACCTGCAACATTCATTTCTTTTAAATCAGTTTGTGGTGTATCTACCCAACTGATCCATTTACGACCAAGGCTATCCGTCTTAATTGGTGGTATTCCTCTGATTGATATTTCCTCTATACCATTATCATTAGTTTTTATAATGTAGGTTTTTACATTAAACAAAGCCTTATATATTTGTGTACCAAAACTAGGTATCCATTCATTGTTAGGTGTTTTGACTAAAAGAGGTATTCTTCTTACAAGTTGATCTACATCAGTGGGAGCAATAGCTAAACCAGTTAGCGTGTTATTTGCTAATAGAGGCTGGTTTTGTTTTACTCCCGAACTAAGTATACCACCATTATTATTACCCATAACAACCGTACCTGGTGATGCAGGAAAGTTACCTTTGCCATCTTCAAACATTGCTATAACAGAAGGTGCATAACCTAATGCTTCTGCAAACACTTCATCACCACCCATGCGATCTGGTTGTGGAAAGGATACAACCCAACCAATGCCTACTGCACCTTTGTTAATTAAGTCTGCTTGTATTTGTGCAAGTCTTTGTCTAGGTAATGGCCAACCGCCCTCTCGTTCTACATCTTCTTCGGTTATGTTAAGTATGACAAAATTACCACTTGGCTCTGGTGTTGTTACAAAAGCATCAAAGATTTTTAGTTTAAGTATCTCTGTAGGTGTAGATTGAAATACTAAAGGTAAGCTTAGTATTATAAGTATAGGTAATAAAAGTTTATTCATTAATCACTTTGAGTGATAGTAATAACACTGTCGCTCCCTCCATTTACCTTGATAACATTTGATATGCCATCTTGTATAAAGATAACAGTATAAGATGTACTACCATCTAAGTCTAATTGCACAGACTCGTTTACCTGTCTGCGTAAGCTAATAACATTACCTGTAATAATTGTAGTTATTTGAGTATCAGGATCCTTGCCCAGTAAAGTACCACTAACTTGAGTGCTGGTTGCTTGAGCTAGTTGATCTTCATCTTCACTTACAGCTAAAGCATCTAGTACATTTAACAAATCTTCAAGATAATTTACATCTAGGTAATTTATATCAAGTTCTGTAAATTCTAAACTGTCTTCTTTTAAATAATCATCTGCTAAATAATCTATATCAAGATCGTTAAAATTTAATACGCTATCTGTTTTTGTATTTGTACTTTCTTCTTCTATAACTACCTCTTCTTTTGGGGGAGTCACAATAAGCATATTGTCTATAACATCTAGCGTTAAATCTAAAATAACGGGTTTACTAGGAGATGATTCAAAAACGCTAACAGTTGTAGCTTGATATGGTTTATTAAGAGTGACAGTACCCATAGCTGTAGTTACCAGTATTTCGCCACTAGATAAGCCTAAAGCGTCTGGTAATAGTATTATAAGACTTCGACCTAGCTCATCTACTGTGGCTGTAAAGTCTGTACCTCTTATAGCTATATTGGCTGTAGGAGTCTTAAGAGTAATATTTTGTTTATCTATACGATTTAGATTGCCAGTAATAAAGCGTGCTGTCCCAAGACCAAAGGTAATAGCCATTTTAGATTTGCTTGGATCAGGATCGTAAATGTATTCATCTATTAATAATTGTGAATGTTCAGTTAATTTTACAACAGAGTCATCAAGAAATGTTATAGCCATTCTGCCATTAGTAGTTATGGCTTCATCATTACTTTGTATAGCAAACTTTAAGTTTGCATCGTAAGGTTTGTCTCTTACTATTTGGGCTGAACCGTTTAGCTCAGAAATATCCCCAATATCAACAGCTTGTGCTTGTACCTTGGTCGTTTTGAACGACACAAACAGTAGAAGCAGCAGTGCCAGAGATTGACATAATTTTGAGCCAGTCATTATCTTGGGTACTCAGTTGTGAGATATTAAAAGTTCTTGAACCGCCTGTATGGTCTAAGTAAAAATATCCACCTGCTGAGGCATTAACACCAGTACCTGTGTAAGTTACTGTATTATCAGAACCATCTATATCCATATAGTTGGTAGCACCATCAATATTAATGTTAGATGTTACTGTGTTATTAGATCCCTGAATAATCCAATCTAAATCTAGTGATGCAGCTATTGCAGTTGTACCTTGGTTTAAAGTAAATGTATTACCACTACCAGTAACAGCTACGTTTTGATTAGAGCCATCTGAACTGTAGGTATCTGTTGGATCTACTTGAATAGTAAAAGAGTTTGTACCACCAGTAAAGTTATATAAACCTGTGAAGTTATCTGCAAATATATCACCAAGAAACTTATTAGTTGCACCAATCATGTTGATGTCTAAAGTCATAGTGTTTCCATCCAAATCGAAAGCATTAACGCTTCCAGCCGTTGAATTTAAACCACCAATAATATTTGATATACCTAATTGTTCTAGGTCTATATTCGCACCAGTACCAGACTGATCTACATATATTTCGTTGTCAGCCGCGTAACTTGTCGATACACTCAGCATCACAAGTAGGCTTATTAATTTCTTCATCATTTAATTTTACTCCTTGATTTTGTTTTTGTAAAATCCAATATTTTCTGTTATAACCTATTTGCACCAGTTCAAGGACAGCACCTTCTATAGCTTTCATTAAAGCTATGGTAGAAGATTCATTTCTAGCGTTACCTAATTCTATTTCTACTAGCTCAGTATTTGCCTCAATAAATCTAAATACATCTTCAGATTTACCATAGCTAAATATGGTCTTTTGACTTAATACTTCTAGCAATACTTCGCCTGTAGCTACAGACACCATTCTAAGTGAAACTGTTATATTGTCCTCTCTATACTGTACGCTATTGCCAATACCAAGATACCTAGCTCCTACGCCACCAGATTCTAGGTTAGCTTCGTAAGATATAACAGCTCCCTCTATTAAAATACCTGCAAATAATAATGGTCTAAGAGCTTTCTTTTTATCTTCTTCTGTAGCTGTTTGTTCTCTAGCTGACCTTATAAGCTGGCGTTCTTTAGTAAGATTATCTAAGCCAACTCTTTCTACAACTCTAAAGAACTTGCCATCTCCTGCGTGTTTTAAAGCTCGTATAAGTAGTGCATTGGGTTGTTGGGTAATAGCCGTACTAAATAATGCAAACTCACTATTGCTCTTACGTTGACCAGTTTGATCTGTAAATGCTGTAGGGTATACCGCTACTACTGGACTAACTTCTGGTATTGGTACGTTCTTAAGTTCTTTAGATTGTAAATCTTGTATAGATACTACGTTATTAGAACTATATCTTTGTTCGTAAGTATCTTCGTATTGATCAAATATAGAACAACTAGAAAGTAAAAGTACCAATAGGTATTGTGATTTCTGTAACTGTGCCATCTGCTTCCGTTATCTTAAGGGTTAATGTTACGCCATCGCTAGTATACTCTATAGTATTACCTTCTAATGTAATGGTTCCAGAACTTGATGGTGTTTCGCCAAATAAGTTATTTACTAACTGTCTTGATAACTCAGCATAAACTCTTGATTCTAGGTTACGCATAAATCTTGCAAGAGTAGAGTTTTCTTTTTCTCTTTCTATCTCATCCTGTAAGGCCTTAATCTCTTCCTTAATGGTTAATTTTCTTGAGAACTCTTGGTTTTCAATCGTAAGATAGTGTGAGCTGGTACCCATGCCGTTAAAACTAGGAGACTTAAATTTATGAACTAACTGATCTGCCCAAAGATTTTGACAAAATATTCCGACAAATAACATAATTCCAATAACTACTAAAATTTTAGTTATTAAAATTTTTTCAGCTTCTTCTGTTTTAGTCTTTCCTTTGGTCATCT